CTTCCAGCAATTCTTTCTTGGGCTGTCGAAGGCGCTATCAAGTATCTTGGCTCTAGTGCTCGCGACCCGCTTGGTTGGTGCACCGCTGTGTCCGAGGCTGCTGACATCTATCGAAAGAACGAAGACCGTATCGGTATGTTCTTGAACGAAGAAACTAAAGAAGCAGAAGGTGCTGCTCTCAAGGTTAAGGAACTCTACTCGATTTATCGTATGTGGAGCGAAGACCGTGGTGAGAAGCCTATGACTCAGATTGCGTTCCAGCGTAAACTGTCAGACCGTGGTCTACCTATTGTCGGTCAGGGAACTCACGCTGAGATTCAGGGAATGTTGCTTGTGCCTAGGGCGGTTCCCACTTCTACAGATGTAGATTGGTCTTCTGTCGCACGCTTCAGTAGGTTCTAAATAGTGGTAGGTTAAATATGTGCGTTCGTGGGAGAGCGACACACTTGGGGGGCTGGAGTCTGCCTTTCTTCTCCAGCCCTCCAACTTAAAAAACAAAGGTATGTAATGAAGAAAATTCTTATCGCAACCCCTATGTATGGTGGAAATTGCAAAGGTATTTATGTAGACGGAATTCTTAATCTTGTTGGCGCTCTTCAGAGCAACGGCTATCAAGTGATGTATTCAAAGATTTTTAATGAAAGTTTGATTACTAGAGCACGAAATACTTTGGCGCACGAGTTTCTCAAAAGTGACGCTGAATACATGCTCTTTATTGATGCAGACCATGGGTTCAATGCTGCTGACATTCTTCGCATGATTGAGAGCGGAAAAGATTTAATCGGTGCTGTGTATCCGATGAAAAACATAAACTGGGACATGGTGATTAAGGCATACGAGAACGGTCACAGCGATTTAGATAGTTACTCAGGATTCTTTTCGGCTAACTTACTAACGGGCAAGCAAACCATCACCCTAAACGAGCCTATGGAAGTAGAAAACGTTGCCACGGGAATGATGCTAATTTCTAGAAAAGTCTACGAGGCAATGATTCCAGACTGTGAAATGTATGGAAATCACGGCAACACTGGCGCTATCGACATGAACGATAAAGTCTACGATTTCTTTAAGACAGAGATTGACGACAGAGGTGTTCTTCTATCTGAGGACTACTACTTCTGCAAGAAGTGGAAGGAACTGGGAGGAACCGTTTACGCAGCACCTTGGGTGAACATCACTCATGCTGGTGACTACACCTTCTCTGGTAATTTTGCTAAGACTCTGATTCTTCGCTCTGAACTTGGGCTTTAGCAAACTCGTAAATATTCTTTACAGTAGTGGGATACCACTTACCGCCGTTTTTAGTAGGCTCGCCTTTATCGTTTAGGCTGTCAGCAATCTGCTGATATGTCATACCTATATCCCTTTGAAGAACTATGTAGTCTTTTAGTTCTTCGGTAGACGTGTTTCTAGGACCCATATCCTTACCCCAAACAACCCCTCGAGCACGTCTATCCTTATGTACGTCTTTTTGGCGTTCGGCGATAATGCCTCGCTCCATCTCAGCCAAGGCAGACATGATGGTCACGACGAAGCGACCCTGATAGGTGGCGGTGTCCAGATTTAGGTCAAGCATAATTAGACGCCAGCCGTTTGTATTGGCTCTATCTATGATGCTCAAAAAGTCCTTTGTAGAGCGTGCTAGGCGGTCTATACGGGTTACAAAAATAGCCTTGGCTTCGCCACTATCTAGTCTCTTTAGGGCTTCTGTGAGCGCAGGACGCCCTGAAATGGACTTACCTGAGCGACCTTCTTCCCTAACAAGTTCAATGTTGGTGAAGCCAGCCAACTCAGCGGCTTGCTGGAGTTGACGTTCTTGAACGTCTAGCGATACGCCATCGTTCACTTGTAGTTGAGTAGATACTCTGGCATAGAGAATGGCTAAGTCTTCCATTAGGCTCCAATGTATTCGTGAGAATAACTCCAGCGGTTAGGGTCTATCTGCCAGCGCATTATGCGTTTGTTGTCAGAGCCGTCTGGACGTTTCATATGATTCTTAGAAGTTGGCTTCCAAACAGCAGATTGGTCTCGATAGCCGCCTAGTCGTGGGTGGCTGGTCTTTGAGAAATAACGTTTGCCGTTATCTAAGTAATTCTGTGCAACGGCTTCGGATAGTTTAGGTCCTAGCCCAAGACCTTGATAGTCAGGGTGAATTACTAGGCGATGTTCTCTAAATGAGTTCTGCACTGTGCCAGATGGATATGCCATAGTCGCAACAAAACCTACTACTTGTCCGTCCCAGATGCCCAAATAGCATCGTGCGCTTTTGTTGAGCGATTCGGAGAGATAGTGATATTGAGCGAAGTGCTGCCAAATCTGGTTTGAGCAAGGATAAATTTCGAGTACCAATTCAGGTCGCCGAAGATACCTCCCAGACGTCCACTCGCCACGGTCTGTGTCGATAATCCAGTCTGGCTCCAAGTATTCAAGAATGTCTCGGTGGCAAGTTGCCAACACGATTCCATCGATGTTGTTTTTTCTGACATATCTAGCCATAGCATTAGACGCAGCCTTGGCGACGTTCCTATCTATTACAGAAGTAAACTCGTCGATTCTAGCGTTGTCGTGTAGAAGTCTTGCTAGGTCTGCTCTAAATTGCTGACCGTTAGAAAGAACCGAGTATGGCTTTATCCATTCTGGGACTGACATTAGACCAGCGGCTGAAAGTTTTTCACTAGCGTCTACTGAATCGTTGAAGTGCGATGCAATAGACCTGTCGTGTTCCCAATCTGGCTTAGACGTTATTTTGCCATCAAATTGAGCAAGAAGTTTAGATTTACCTGTGCCAGAAGCGCCTACGATTACCCCAATTCCCCAAGACTTTGGCAGGTCTTCTGGAATCAAGTATGGATAGAACTCCTCGGTTCCATCTGATTGATAGTCAAACGGACGAATTAATTCGCTAGTAATCTCGTCCATTTCTACCTTAGAGGTGAGCGGCGTTTCCGAGCGTTTTAGCGGTTTCCAGTCTTCTGTCATATAAATAGCCTAGCATTTTTGATGCGACAATTGCTATATACCGCCCGTGTTTCGTAAGGAACTTGATGCAGCAGAATAGCAAACCCTCCAATAGTAATGTGTGCAATGTTTGTAAGGAGGTATTTGTAGTTGCTTCACTGGCTAGGTGCTGCGAAATGAAGCACGATGGAGTGGTTTTTACTAAACCTACAAAAATTTAAGTGCTACTTAAATTCTGTTAGTCATTTTAGCCAATTCAAAAATGATGTTGGGTTTGAATCCGATTGGCATGTCATTCATCCAAGTCACTAACACATACTTTTGACCACTTAGAACTGGTCGTGCCGAATGGTAGTAAGCATAGTTGCTAGGAAATACCACAATTGCTGGCTTATCTGGTTTCACATCTACATTGAAATGTTTAAAGAATGTTTCTCCGCCCGTATATTCTGACGGGTTTAGGTAAATCAATGCTGATACCGAGCGATAAGATTCCCAGTCTCCGTCAGAGTGATACTTATATTCATTTCCAGGTCGATACCTAAGCAACTGGAACCCCTCGTCTTGGCTTACAGGGGCATGAAATTTTTCAGAGTAGTCATTTACAGCCTCGACAAAGTATTTTCTAACTTCTTCGTCCCACAGTGGAAATTTTTTGTCTAAGTCCAAGTTACTGCTTGTTCTATATTCTGTAACTGCGCCCTCATTACCAACTCCACTTTGTTCCCAAACCTCTTCCCCCACCTGCTCTGTGAGACTGATAATACCTTTAGCAAGCGTTTCTGGGAAGTCATATTGAAGCACGCAGGTTGCTAGTTCTTTAGATTCCATTATCATTCCGTTTCTTTATTGTAGTTTTTTCTTGACCAGAGGAACTTCTGGTAATACCTATTTATGTTACCGATATTACTATCGGTGGTGTGGAGTAGTTTTTTATCTACCTTACCGTAACGTATCTTCCATTTTTCTCTTTTAAATGGAACCAATTGAGCCAATGGAGTTCCAGCGGGTATTTGTATTTCTGCATTATTAGGATAATTTTTTATAGTAAATAGCACGTTTAGTGGACTGTAAAACTTATCTGAGTCGATGATTCCTGGCATTATTTCAGTTTTTAAGTCGGGGTGGTATGAGGGTTGGACTACAAAAACACTTGTATTTTTTGGTGTCTTTATTCTATAAGGAAGAGTGACCTTTTCTACACCAGTCAGTTGCCGACTTAAATTTGCGTCAGGATACAAACCAAGTTGAAAATGCGGGTGTGAGTGAAAATCAGTAGTGCTGTTGTCCCTAGTCTTTCTTACAAATAATCTGCCATCTACATCTTTTGAAATAGTTACATCAAAAGTCCAAACAACCATGTAACCCATAGTCATCATGTCGTATAGACCTCTACAAGTTTTTGCCGTTATTCCTTTGTCTGTTTTAGACTTGAGATTTTTAAACCATTCTGGAAGATACTCGGTTGCTGGAGATGGTCTATAAAGCGTTAGAAAATGGTCTTTGTTGTTTACATCGTCATAGTGGATATCTAAATACAACATTATTATTTGTAATCTTTTCTATTCCAAAAAGTTCTTTTATATCTGTTATTAAAAAACCTAGAATGTTTTTGTAAGTTTTTAAACGACATCCCTGCTGACAAAGTAGAGTAAGACGCTTCCCAAGATGCTCTTTTAAATGGTATTACTTGGGCTATTGGGGTGCCAGCCTTAATAACTCCCTCAAATCCCTTTTTCAAAAAGAACGGAAACTGGACTGATAGTTCAAAACCATCGGTGTCAACGATTGCTGGGAGAATTTTAAACGGAGAGTCGTCAGCGTAATTTGGCGCTACAAACATGGTGCTCCACCCTTTTGGGGTTTTAACTATCCACGGGTTAGACCATTTAAATGCCTTTGTATGCATTTCCTGTGGAAATGGTAGTAAATAAACCTGAGATAAGTCGTGTTCGGTGACAAGATTGAAATCAATAGTCCAAGTAAAAGATGGCAGTCCTAGTGCATCTAAACTTACATGAACGTCGCATGGCAATGTAATTATGTATCCAGATGACATGACATCAAAAACAGGCATGCATTTTTTGATGGTGCTGCTCAATCCCAAGGCGGTGTATCTAGGTGGGTTGTCAGTATAAGAGTCCATGTCTTTATACCATCGAGGCAATGATTTAGAAGCAGGGATAGGCTTATCGAAATAATCTAAATCTGGATTCTCGCATATAAACTGGATTTTATTAGATTTATTGCCTATTCTCATTTGCGTCTACGTCTTTTCTCCAGTGATAGTCTGGTTCATTGAACCATTCTACATAGTCTGTAGTCGAATATGTATAGGTCTCTGCCAAAAAGTTTATGTATTGAACTATATCGTTAGTTATAATTCTATCAACTGGTGGTAATAGTTCCCTCTTGGTGTAATCAACTCCAGCAAATTTTTCATAGTCTGTAAAAGAACGAATTGCTTTAGGCGTTTTGGCTAAATTAAGAATTAATTCTTTGCCCTCTAAATTGCCGTCGTAATAAGTGTCTTCTCTAAATAATTCTGGAAATTCTTCATCGGCGCCTGGTCGGTCACTAACTGTGTTGCCAGCGCTATCTTGGGTATAGTAATGCATTACACCGGTAACTCTAGGAGTGTAAAACGTATAGCCCTTCATAAAAGATAAAATTGAGTAATACTGTTCTTCCTCTAAAAATCTAATTTTTGGATTAGCAGGTACGTCTTTTAAAAACGAGCCGTCTGCAAATAACTGTGCAGGTGAAACTGTAGTGCTGACTGCTATTACTTCAAAATCTGCAAATACTCTATCTCCGTGCCGAACAAACCCTGATTTTTTAAAAAATCTAATTGGGTCTAGTCCAGTCCTCATCGATGGAACATTGTTGTGTCCTCTGACTTGACGGAAATATACTTCTTTAGATATGGGGTTATAGTATGGATAAAATCCAACTGCGTTTGGTTGTTTTTCAGATACATAGCCACGAGGGTAACCAGTAATCACTGGTTTTGTTTCTCCTAGTGCTTTAACTCCCTCAATGTGACGGATTAGTAGGTCGTCCCAATAAATATCAAAACGCATATGAGAATCTATTTGAAAATAATAATCTTCTCCGTCGTAAAAAGCATTTGCATCTGCTCTTTGCTTTCCTAAACCTACTGTCTCTGCAGAACTACTTTTAATGTCTACTTTTACGTTAGGTAGGGTTAAAAGTTCTTCTCCCCAAAAGCCTTTGTCAACTCCGTCTTTATATATAAGACTGATGCCAAAGTGTAGACGGTCAGGGTTTTTAGCATTAAGTAAAGCGCTTTTGACAGTAGGAAGAATTTCATCGTCTCGATAGCAAGCAATTGCTATAAAAATAGTTTTTTCTGAGCGAGCATCTTTATTGTGGGATTTGTCGTGCTCGGACTGATACTTATAGACGCTTTCTAATTCGTTTTTGTAAAAATTTTTTTCTGGGTTGTAAAATCTCTCCATAATTACTTCCTATAAATATTAGTTAAACGATAAAAGTTTCTATTGTTCCTGCCGAAAAGCCAGCAACGCTAAGAGTTAGATTTGCCCCGACTGGGTCTTGAGAGCATAAAACAATTACTCCGCCTCCAGTCGTGAAAGAGGTGCCGTTATTGAATCCAGTAGCGTAAATACTCCCATACCCATAAATCTTGCGGGCACAAACTACAACTACTCCGCCGCCTGGGTTGGTTCCGTCTCCTGCTCCACCTCTTAAGTTTAGTGCAGTGGTTTGACCAGCGTGGAGCATGTAACCTGCCACCGCATTTCTGGCTAAATCGAAAAAATTTGCAGGAGTCGGTGCAGTGACTGTATTAGTGGCACTGGCTCCGCCAAGTGAATTAGTTACTGAGGTAGTAGAGCCGCCAGATAAGGTTCCAACTGCAGAAGAGCCATTTTTTAAACCGATACTGGTAGTGCTTTGATTTGCAGAAGAAGTAGAAAAATTTAGGCTTTTTCTTACAAACACTCTATACCCAGCAGTATTTAAGTGGACACCGCTAGCAATCGTAAGATTTTCGTAATACATGTCTCTAGTTAGAGTGGTATTAGAACTTATGGTGACAGTGCCGTCTGTGCCAGCACCATAAACTTCATCGGGAACTGCTACAAATGACTCTAAATAATTTCCAAGGGAGTCTACTCTTTTTATGCTCATGGTGTGATTACCGAATCCTGTACAAAAATTGCTGTTCCAGATGTTGAAGTTCCTGTTGCGCCAGTTGCTCCTGGTGTTACTACTAGGCTCACGGTTCCTGGAAGGCTTTGTGTGCTAAGAACTAGAACTACTCCGCCACCGCCAACAAAACCTGATGAACCGCTGTTTCCAGTTTCGCCAGAGTTAGCAGTTCCACCTGCTCCACCTGCTCCACCTGGGTATGTAACAGTGTTGTATGTCGCTGCGGTGCTGGGGACTAAAGCATAGGTTGGACTGTTGTTATTTTGGTTTCCAGCAGTAAAAGTGTAGTTAGCAGGGTTTGTGCCAGCAAATGTTCCTGCAGTGTAAGTGAATGAACCAGAGTTAAACGCCACTGTTCCTGGAGAACTAAAATTTAAATTATTGTTAGAGGTAGGCGGATTAAATCCTGCTGATGGTCGTGTTGGTGGGTTAAACACCTGTGTTCTAGGTGGGGTTGTGTTAAATCTTAAAAAGTTTCCTGGAACAAAGTTAAATCTTGCATTTCCCGGAGTTGGAACTGAAACGTTATATGACTGATTACCCGGAACAAAAGAATAAGTCGGAGCATTGTTATTGTTACTTCCTGCACTAAATGTATAGTTAGCAGGATTAAAACTGCCAGAACCTGTTCCAGCCGAAAAGTTATATGAAACTGGATTGTATGAGGCTATTGGATAGTATGTGGCTGGCGGGGCAGATGCTCCAGTGGTTCCAGGGGTTCCAGCATTACCCGGTGAACCTGACACACCTGCGCTACCGCCTACTCCTCCCGCTGAAATAGTTCCAGTTCCAGTAATTATTCTTGCTAAAACTGCTAGAACTCCACCACCCGCACCTCCAGCGCCTCCAGCGCCTCCAGCGCCTCCAGTTCCAGCGACGCCAGCATTTCCTGAAAATCCTCTACCTCCAGATGCCCCAACAATATTGGCATTAGTTGGGTCGCTTCCTACTGAACCAGCCGAACCAGCGTTGCTCGTTCCGCTTGCTCCAGTTGTTCCAGCA